TTTACAAAGGTAATACACCTTTCATTAAATCCAACCGTAACATCAACTTGAACATTATCTTCTAATGCAGATGCAATCTTTAATACATCCGCCCCAATCCTAACAGGATCAGAACCTTCAACTAATTCTATTATAACTGTATTTGTACTAGAATCAACATTTGTTACTTTATATCTGGTACTTATTGGATTAGACATAACCTCTAAACTATCACCTACTGAAAGTTGAACAGTGTCATCAAAATCAGCCTCTGTATCGGTATAAAAAATCTTGTTTAGTTTATATTGTTTCCTTTGTGTCGTCACGGTAGCACCGTTTACTACATCAGTAGAAGTAACGTCCGATATTCTTAGTACACTAAAGGTTCCAGTATATCTTTTAACCCTTGGCGGCAAATCTACAACATCTTCATCTAGTACGTATGAAACATTTCTCTCAACAATTTGCTGTAAGAAATCATCATAATTTATATCAGCTCTACCATTATAAGTATTATTAAAAAAGTTAATCTTACTCTGTGTATTGGTATTTAGTATGTATCTTTGGATTATTGCTCTTTCAGTATCTATAGGTACTTGGCCTGTTAAATCAAATGATACATAAAGAAGAGGATTAATTAATTCTTCAAAAAACCAATTAGGCTTAATATTAAAATTTTCAATTGAATTGATTGAAGTTAAATCTTGTGCCTCTGTTGGTAATTTAGCTAATACTAACTTTCTAAAAGTACCGTCGGATAATCTTATTGAACTATTTTGGCCACCAACATTTGTAATAGTATCAATATTATTCTGTAATCTATCTACTGAATTCTTAAGGAATCCAAAACTAGGAATAGTTACTCTTGAATTGGTTCCATCATTATTTTGTATATTAATAGTTACCGACTCATTACTTGAAGTTATGGCCTGATTAACCTTCTCAAAACTTTCTAAAGAATTATTAAAAAGTCTAAGAAGCTCTGGTAGCATTGTTGATATTGAATTGTTTTCAGCCATTTATTTTTCTTCTTTCTTTTATTATTTATTTAATGATATCAAATACGAAATTTAGAATACCTTGCTCTGTACATATAAATTCTATTATAGGCCTTTTAGAAATTTCTGAATTTGGAATAACTCCTACTGAAACTCCAAATGAACCATTATTAAGCCTACTTGGTGCATCAGTCCATACTCTTATATTTCGTGAACCTATATCCAAATTGTTATTAAAAGCTAGCCTAAAAGTTTGACCAGTTTTCCACTGTATCATAGTGTCATCTATATAAATATTTAAATCCCCGCCTGCTTCATTAACAGTATCTAACCTCATCATGTTAGTATAGTTAACTAATTCAGTAAATACTTGTGGAACCGCTACATTTAAATTTAATGGATTTAAAGCATCTATAACTATTTCACTAGAATCAAACGGTATTACAAATGAATACTCTTGTGTAGCTAATGATAATGTTATTAGATTAGGAGTATTAGTATCAACAGTTATACCAGGACCTTGTCTTACAACATCTGTATTATACTGTAATGATACTGGTACATTGCCATTTGCTAATCCTTGTATCTCGTCAGAGTTTTTAGCAATAAGATCAAGTAATACTGTGTCATTGGCAAAAGCTAAGTTTGCATTATCTAATTGATCTTGGACACTTGTGATTTGTGCTTGTAAAGAAGTTAGATCAGCTACATTAGTTATTTGATTTTCTAATGCTTGAACCTTTTGATCTAATGTAGATATTTCTAATTGCTGGGTTTGGAATATTTTTGCTGATTCTTGTAACTGTGCAGTCGCTTCACTGAAGAGCTGCATTGAAAATGTATTATAGTCATTAACAATTGTGTCGATGCCGGCCGTTCCTGGCGAAGCATCAAATCGTAAATTGATTTTAAATCCATAACTATTTCCATTTTGCCCTGTAACTTTATTAGGTTTATATTTAGGGTATCTTTGAATATAACCACCATCTGTTGTTGGTGTAATATTATCTACTAATAAAATACCATAAAGGTTAGTAACAGTATTTGCAGTGTTACTAGTATCTACCATATCATAATAAACTAACACGGCGTTAAATTCAAATGTACTTGCTAAATCAGTTCCATTAAATTGTGCTATTGTAGCAATACTAGGATCAGTTATTATCTGTTCATAATCATTAGGAGTAAAGTCAACTGAAATACCATCTAATTGGTTTCTAACATATGCAGATCCTTCAAAGCCAGGAGGGTTTCCATAATCAGCCTTATACTTTCTTATGTTTATATTGGCACTATTTGTAAATGTATTCGGTTCAGTAAAATATGATTGTGTTAATGTTGGTGGATCAGGTTGATTCATCCAATTTGCATTAGGGTCGGTATAACCTCCATTCGCAGGATCTCCTAATAGGGCATCATCATAATCATAAAAAGCATTAATACTTAATCCTTGTGGTTGTACTGTACTTGGTCCACGACCTAATATAAATTCATCTTTACCAGTTATCTTTAAGCTAGGTTGGTAATTAGCATCAGAAATAGAATCAAATAAAATAGTTGGTGTTCCACCAACTTCAGTAGGTACATTAATATAAAGTTCCGTATAAGCTTCACCTGCTTTATCAACATTATTAACAATATCAATATCACCTACGTATTTTACAACTCTTCTGTATTGATAATCACCGGTCGTTTGTTCATCTTCTTCTACGAAAATAGGTCGAGCTATACCAGGATTTTTTTCTAAATTAGTTGCAGGTCTAAATCTGATTGCACCAGTCTCTTTCATCCATTTAAAGAATACTCTCTCGGCAACAGATCTTTGCGTTGTGTTGTCATATGAAGCATCACTAATAATTAACTCTTCCAAATTCAGCGCGTAATTCTGAAGACTTTCAGTAAAGTTAACATTAGGGTCAGCTTTTAAACCACCACTTGAGATCATACCATCAATAGTATCAAACTGCATGTAGTTTTCATAGCTATCAAAACTTACTGGATTAAGTCTATCAAAATCCGGTATATTTAAAAGCACAAACTTAGAAAAGACCAACTTAAGCTCATCATTGTTAAGGGTCTTTGAGAGATCTCGTGCAGATGAAGAGAAGGTATAAAATGTACCTCCATCCGCCTGCGGCGTTTTAATTAAAGGCGTCGTTGCCATGTATCGTTTTTCTTTTTATTAACTAATTGTATATCCAGTTCCACCTACTAAGAACCAAACACCATTTCCTGTTCCATCATCAACACATAATAAGTGAGCAGTTTCACCTAAGGCATCTAACTCAATCTTAGTATTACTAGGAGCTATGCCAGGTAATACTAATGGGGTAGATGCACCTTGGATATTAACTACACCAGTTTGTGCTTCAGAGTATACAAAAAATATTTCTTGACCAATTGCACCATCATTTAATTGAATAGTTATTGGTACTGCAGTACTATTGCCAACTCTCTCCACTGTATATGGTGGTATTGCTGTACTCGTACCAACAGTAATTACACCAGGAGAACCTGTTGCAAAACCATCATTTAATGTTTGTGGGTCTACATCATTTCTAAATAATCCGCCACCGTTAAGATTAAGATTACCTGTCATACTAACATTAGTTAATACATCAAATGTAGAAGCATTAATGTCTAACAGGACAGTACTTAACCCTACTCTTAATGCTTCTGTTTGTACATTTTGTAGATTGTTAAGTGTTCCTGCTGTGGGGTTAAAATAAACCTCCATTGCATTAATTTCACTTGTCAAGATATTGAAGTTATCATTCAATACCAGTCTGGATCCGGATAACGAATCTGTTCCAAGAATTTCTGTTACGCTAATTGCCATTTCTTTTCTTTATTTAATTACTAGAATATTTCTATCCTTTTTATATTTATTCCCATTCGTATCTGTAAGTTCAAGAGTGATTTCATATTTCCCTGGAATCTTAAACAGATAAGTTAAGTATTTACTCTCAAAATATATATCGGCCACGCTGGAGTTAGTTGTATTCTTAATTATCCATCTAGGCTGGCCTTTACCTGGAATCTTACATTTATCATAAACAAACATAAGCCATGTCATCTTAGGTAATACCTTTCCATCATTAATAAACTTAGCAGTATTCCATGTTGGGTTACTGGATATACTTTGTCCCTTTCTATAAATTAAACTAGGACAGTTATCATCTCCAGTTGGCCACGGTGAACCGGTTCCAGTAGAAGGACAAACATTATCACCATCTGCATATACCATATCCACTGATTTAAAATCACCACGCAACCCAAAATATCTACAGACTGCTTGTACAAACATTTGATTATTAGTTGCGTCATATACAACATTGTATACATACTTGTTAATAATAGGATCTGTGCTTACATTTAATCCAGCGGCAGCATCAGCCAATGTAGTTACAGTTGAGTCAAAATAATGTTCCGCTGTCACACCATTTAAATCTGTTATTTGTAAATAAGTTTCCGGCTGAACTTCTTTAAATTGAAAGAATGCAGGAGTATCACCTGATGTACTGGTCATATCCCACCATAAATGATAAGTATCATTCCATCCTCCGGTTGTTAAATTTTTCCATTGGTAAGGTCCACTAAAACTAGCTTTACCATCATCTTGGTAATTTAATAATTGAAAGTCTGGTGAAGTCCCTAATCCAAAATTATTAAGTATAGCATTAACTCTATCTAATGATTCATATAAGCTAGGGCTTTCCTCATCCCATGTAACTGTTGGTGCTATAGGTAAATTCCATAATGAACCGTAATCATTCCAAATATATTTTGCTTCACTATTCCAACTGTAGTTTGCCTTTCTTGCCTGATACCATCCAGAATATTCAACCTCTCTACTTTCTACACAAATAAAATCAGTCTTAACATTAGATGAAATGTTATTATACAAATCAAATAGCTTCATCTCAACACTATATGTTCCAACATACGGTAATATTATTGGTAACTTATTATACTGTGATAGAGGTCCTCTAAATACTTTATAATATGATGGTGAAATATCAGTTTCTTCTTTATAGATAGTCCATTCTATTTCTTCAAAATTTCCTCTTTCAATACCATCCCAAGTAAATAATGTTTCTCCAGGTAATTGATTGAATAGCAATTGTGAACCGTATATAGATTGGCAAGTAACATTTAACCTATCTACATTTTGTCCAAATACCCTGATGACATCACCGGTAACGCCAGTCTCTTTTGTCACATCCCAGAATATCCAAGGCTCAGTAAAAGAATCTATCAATAAAATTAATTGATCATATAAAGCATTTCTTACATCAGTATCAGTGTCTCCTGCAACTGCAGTATATGTTGCCCCAGTATTTGTATCTGGATCGTTGATTGTAAATACATCACCTGCAACAACACCCTGTGGATCAATATCAAATGTAAAGAATTTATTTGCATCATTTAATTGATTCCATGTAGAATCTACATTATCCCATGTTATATTATTAAAAGAATCATTTTCTAAAATTGTCATTGCACCAATAGGAATACCTGGTTTATCTGGTAAATAATACGAAGATTCCCCATCAGGCCATGCGCCTACTCTATTTAAATTAGGTGCATATCTAGTAAAGTATGCTAAGAACGCATCAGCTAAAGCTTCCACTGTAACATTACTACCATCATAACCACTACCTAAAGAACTATTTAAATCAGGGCCTATTGGTGATGGTGGTAAAACTTCTCCAGGATAAATAGGTCCTAGTAATAAGTTTCTCCCTATTGCATTTGCTGGTGATAAAGGGGCAACATAAGCATTACAGAAATTAACTATAGCCTCATCTACTATACCTTCTGATGCTATACAAAATGAAGTAAATGATCTTAAATCTTCCATAAGTATACAATCATTAGTTGAAAGTTTAAAGTTTGTATCTATACCTGCTACAATTTCTTTTTTATCATTTCTACTTAATGTGTTGACAACTTCTAAGAGACCGAAAAAATCAGCTTCACCTGTTATATCTTTAATTCTTGCATTAAGAGGTAAAAATTCATTTTCTAATTTTTTCTTTAATCCAAATAATTTAATTAAAATCTCCTCAATAGTAAAATCGTAATTTTCCTCTGTTATAGGTAACGACTCTTCATCAAACCTGTCAGGTATAATATTATTAATTCTATAGACTAAACTAAATAAACTAGTTTTTCTAAATTTTTTATTAGGTAAAGTTATTTTTTTATCATTTAATTGGACTGTAGGATTACCAATGTCAATGTTATTACTCATAATGTATTTTCCAAACATTGGTGAATTAGCATCAACGTTCTTCCAAAACTCTCTAACCTTTAAAGTATCATAACCAAAAAACTTTATAGCATTAGTTAAACCTTTATACGATCCAATGAAAGGGTAAATATTTGAACCCTCCATCATAATCTCTTTTCTCTTTAAATTAACTTCGTCAAAATCAGGAAGTAATTCTTTAATATTAGTATTTCTAAATATCTCACTATCAGACTCTAAAATATTATAACCCATATTCTGAGTCATTACTTTTAATCTTTCATCTTCACCTGTAGTTTCTCCGTAAATTAATATTTCTGCTATAGACTTACCAGTGCATTCATCCTTTATGCATAAAGTTCTTTTAAATGTATTTTCAGTTTCGGATCTTATCGCAATATTAATCTGTAGAGCCTCAGATGTAATTTTATCCGTAACAGTGTAACCTTCTGGGTCAATAGTTTCTGTAGGATCTGAATTTAAAGGTATTTCTAATTCTGTTATTATTTGTAAAGGTGGACCATCAGGTTCCATTTCTAATGAAGTCTGTGTACCTGTATCAAAGTCCATATTAAATTGAAATAAAAATATTTCTTTAGGATCTGTTGTACTCCACTCTGCTTGCCAATTACAAACACCACCAGTAGATCCAGGAGTACCAGTGGCTACTTCAACTCCATGAGGAAAACCAAATTCTTTTAAATTTGTAGTTTTATTTACAAATTCTTCAAGTATAAATATCTGACCAACTTCAAATAGACCAATAGATACCTCAGGCAAGTACATAGTACCTGACCACATATCTTCAGACTGGTTATAATTAAAGTTAAGATACTTACCGTTCTTATCAAAGAAATTTAAATGTTTCCAATTATTAACCATCTTAATTTATTTTTTGGTAGTCTTTAGGTACGCCAAAATTATAATAAATTCTTAGGTACTTTACTTTATTAATCCAAAATGTCATAATAGGTTTTAAGTAAGAATCTAAAAATGTAGATAATCGTTCATTCCTAAACATATAATTAGAAAAAGAATTTTTCATAAGATTCTCGTTATAATCATTTCCTAAGTTTTTTAATTCCCACCCCTCTTCGTAAGTGGCTTTATAAACACTAGGCATACCTGTTCTTTTCTCTGTGGCTTTATTCATTTTACTTACCTCTTATTGCTTTTAACGTTGGGTTATCTTTTAACCTTCCAGTGTTAGTACTCCTTGAATTTCCGGAAGTGGCAATCGTAGTTCCTCTACTTCTCTTAAGATCATTAAACTTAGACTGTTGAGTTTTATTATAAAGGTTGTTAGGAATGCTACCTTTAAAGAATATGTTAAGAGAACTGATTGCATTTTTATTAGGTGTATCTTCATAATAGGTTCCGTTTCTATCATCCCAACCACCTCTTATTATTGCCAAGTCTTCTGGGCCAATAACTACATCACCAAATTCATCTAACCCTAAATTAGGATCTTCATCAGCATTTAATTTTATTTTATTAGTTTCTATTAATACTCTCTGGTCTGTAACAGGATCCGTACCATATACCGGTACTTCATAAAATCCATCGGCTATAGCCTTTTCATTTTGTTCTGATACAAAAAATACATTTACAGAATCAACCCCATCTACATTTTCAATAATTGAAATTATATCTGATCTAGGAATTCTGTCTCTCCTATTAATGTATATAAAATATGTACTGAGTTGTTCTCTTATAGATGCATGCATTTCATCTTTATCAAATCCCTCAACATATCTTATTACAATATTCATTGCATATCTTTTAATTACAGGATCATTAATTCTAACTTCAGCAGTAACTATTTGTCTACCGCTTTCATTTAAAATTTCATATACCATTTCTTTTTCGTCAGCTGTCAATGTAAATTCTTCAACAGGGACATTGAAATAATCTTTATCACTCGTTATCTTTTTAGCAATGTCTGGGATAAGAAATAAGTATATAATATTATCATCATCCAAATATTGATCATCCTTAGTATTATATGCATCCACGAATGAAAAGAAGTCATACTTACTTAAATAGTAAATATAGTTATTAGGATTTGCTAATACAAATGAGTTACTTTGATATGGCGCAATTAACCTAGTAAATGTAGGGTCTTCACTATCAGAACCAAACATAGGGTTTCTAACAATATTTATAGCTAATACATCATCAAGATTTACTTCATTACCTTGTGCATCTGTTGCAGGATCTTTAAATTTTAAATCTAAATTCTTACCACCTATATTACCGGCAGATCCTCTAGTTTTTACATATTTTACTTTTATGATTGATCCTAATGCAGGCGGTTCACCAAATTGTTTATTACCAAAGAAAACTGTTATTCCACCATTTACACTAGTTTTAACCATTACTGATTCTTCGCCGTTATTCATATCATATAATGAATTAACATTTTTCCAAAGTTTGCCATCAACAAAAACATCTACCATATATTGATCAGTAGGATCCTTTGTAGTTAAATTATAACTTTGTAAATCTAACCCAGTACCAGTAAATGTTTGGTCTTCTATTTCCCCTTGGATTAACTCCACGTTTACAAATTCTCTTGTGGTTTTTTCTAATCTAATATAGTCACTATCAAATTTTAAAAAATAAGATAAACTATTTTGACCAACTTCTAATTCTGTGTAATTTAATATCTGAACAAAATCCCCTTCAACTGTAACTGCTGCTGATGTGTTTAATCTTAATCCAATTATACCTTGTGCCGATATTCCTCTAGTAGGATCGTGCCCAGTTAATCTAGATAATCCATAGATTGATTCAATATTTCTTGCTCTACTTATATTAAGTTCTGTTGCAACAGCTTCAATGTAAAATAAAATTAACTCACCTAAGTTTGCAACAACAGTAAGTATTTGGCCAAATGGTGAAGCAGGTGTAAACACTTCCCCAGCCTGATCATACTGACGCTGCAAATACTGAAATGCATCAAAGAATAACTCTGTTGCTTTTATTCTTGTTTTACTAAAAAATGACATTAACTATTTTATTTTTATTTTAAAATAAAGCCCCAATGACTCTCTCCTCATTTATGTAAATATCAACTAAACAACCGTTTCGCTCAACGGTGCTATAAAATTGTACTCTAACATCTAAACCAAATGCAGAACTGCTACTGTTTAAACAGTATGCCTGAATTTGATTGCTAATTCTCTGTGAAATAACAGATTCATTTAATACCAAAGAAAAGACAAGATCATCTAAATTACATCCCATATTAGGAGAACCTAAAACATCACCTTGCCTTGTAAACAAACAATTTTCTATTTTAAGAATAAGTTGCTGCAATTGATCTGTCACCTCGATTACATCATCATTGTACTTAGGGGCATCTATGTCTCTACTGTATATTTCTTTTATCATTGAGAATATTCTTTTATTATATATTCTCTACATTTTTTGAGGGTATTAGATTATATTTTATCCAGTGAAAAAATAATCAACACCTTCATCGCCCTTTATCTCTTCAACTATAGCATCAACTTCATCTCTGCCTTCGCCTGAAATTAAATCATAATTTATAGTAATGTTACCTGGTAGGTTAAATTGAAATGTTCCTACAATTCTAGCTAATTGAATTTTAGCCATACCACAACAGTATCTTATAAAAGCTTCATCTTGGAAAAGGTCACAATCAGGGATTGTATTATAAACTTGAAATATACATGCCCCATTCTTTGGTAGCTCCCCCATAAATCTAAACTTTTTAGTTAGCCTATTATAGTTATATGATATCTGAGCCTGTAAAGCCTGTCTTGCATTATCAATAAATTTTGAGTTAATTACATAATACATTAATTCCTCGGAGCCTATACCTGCACCATATACATCAGAGTAAATAAATTTATCTAATGAAAAATCCGGATCACCTGCAGAAAATGAGTTATCTCCAAAGCCACCGTCTTCACCTGAGAATCCATTTATTTGGAATACATTATTTACTGCCCAAACAGTTGAAGGCATTTTAACAACTCCTCTAGGATTATTAACATCCTTTTCTGTTAATACATTAGGGTTAGCTCCTGTAGTGTCATTGTGACTAATACCTTGTCTGAATGCAGCTTCTCCCCATGCGCTTCTAGGTAACGCAATAAACATTTCTTCAACGCTATCTTCATATATTTTATAAAAATAATCTTTAGCCCTACTTATAATATGAGCAAGCTCTTTTTTAGGTACTGTAAAAGGTATTTGGCAACCTACTGTTAAGTCGTCATTAATCTCTTTGATTAATGCATCTAAACATTCTTGTGAATCTGGGTTACACCAGCTTTTATTTCTAGCCATATCTTTACTTAATTTTTTCTATTTCTATTACTTCAGTATTATCGGCAAATCTTGCAAGCGGAGTAGCTCTACCCTGTCTAAATATACCGCCTACCATCTCTCCGCTAAATACTCCTCTCTTACCAAACACATAACTGTTTTCACAAATTACATTTTTGCTAACATATGATTCTTCTATTTTGCAATCCTCGGTAACAGTAGCACCAAAAAGATTTGATTCAAATACAGACGCATTTTTTAAATCGCAGCCAAAGATATCACAATTGACAATATTACCTTGGATAACTGAATCTACAATATCAACTCCATTTATTTCAAAACACCTCATAAGTTTAGCATCCTTTATCTGTATCTTACCGGTATCAGCATCATAATTAATTAAACCTTCATTCATATCAGCCTTAGTAATAAGATCAAAAATCTTTTCTCTAATTTTAGGGTAATACATTTCAATAATTTGATCATAAGTCTGGAGATCTATCATTAAATGTATTTTAGGAAATTTTTCTTTAAATGAAGAATAGGTTCGATAAGACTCAATAACAGTTTTATGCTTTTCTAAAATCTTGTCTAAAACTTTTAAATCTGTTTCGTTATATTGTGGGTTAACCAATGTTTCATATAATGAAGTGATAAAATGCTCGGTCATTGAAAGTATCGTAGAATACTTCTTTTCATAATCAGCTCCACCAAGATACCTAAATTCAATATAACCTTTTTGTAGCTTTTCAAAATTAATACCATAATACTTCTCTTTGACAAACATATAGTTTTTCCAAAGATTTTTTTCCGGTGATGGTTGAGTCATTCCACTCAAAGGTATAATAAACTTTATTGATTTTGCATAAACAGAATTTTTTCTGTTTGGGAAAGCTTCATATACTTTGTTTTCATCAAAATTAAGTACAAATTTACCTATATCTAATTTAGACATATTTGTAATAGGACCTAGCTTCTTTCCATCAAATGCAATGTTAACATGAATAGAACATCTTTCATTAGTCTTTCCGTTTTCTCTAATCCATTTTAAAGTTTTAGCCATGACTAATTTAGCCTCAACGAATGGAAGAGGTCCTGTGACTAGCTCAATCATCCCGGTTCCACCAGAATTATCCGGTTCTAATTTAAATATATCTTGTGTAGGGGCAAAGTCACTATGAGCCTTTTCCTCTATCCTAATTGTTTTGTTTAATGTTTGCGCTAAGTTATCTTTTGTAAGATCAAGGTTTTCATTTGAAAAGAACTCAAATTCAAAACCTATCTTTGAAGAATGTATAGCATTAAGTTGTTCGTTAGAATACATATTTATCCTGATTTGTTTATATATTCTAAACCAGGATAAAGGTTATACTAAGTTCATAGTAATCTTACGATCACTGGTATTTACACTGCCAATTTTAACATTAACAATATCACCTTTTGAAACTTCAGTATTTTTTAACTTAGTTTTATGAATAAGTCCACTGATACCTTTTTCTAATTCCACAAATGCACCATACTTAGTAACCTTAGTAACTTTACCTTCGGTGATCATCATAGGTTTATACTTTTCATCAGCACCATCCCATAGATCAATTTTAGGACCTTCTTGACTTAGTATAATTTTTCTGTCTGAGATTATCTCCTTTGTCCAGAAATTAATTTCATCGCCAGGCTTAATACTTCTTTTATCAAATAATTCTAATGTTGCTTCATCCAATTCATTTTTTGGTATAAGACCTGTTAAAGATTCATTAAATTCTGCAAATACACCAAACTTAGTTGTACCAGTTACTATACCTGTAATATGTTCTTTGATATTTTCTCTAAGATTTTCTACAGCAGTAGGAATCATTGTTCTTAAGTATTCTCTATGAGATACTACTATAGTTTGTTTTTCGTTAGAATATGTAATAGGCATTACGATTAATTCTTTACCTACAAGTTTTTCAAAATTATGTAATTTATTTAAACCGCCTAATGAACCTGGCATAAAACATTGTACTCCACCAACTTCAACCCAATATCCTCCATGAATTAATTCTTTAACTTTACCAGTGAAACCTATTGTCTTATCTCCGATTGCATTGTAAATCTCATTACGTTTTACTTCATTCATTGCATCACTGATTGATGCATAAAGAGTACCTTGCTTGTAACTTTTAACTTTAATATCAACAGACATCCCAATTTCTAATTGGTCAACAATTTCTTTAGGTTCTTTTTCTAAATTACAAACAGCTGTATTCTTTCTTGATATATCTACTAATGCCTCTATCTTAACTTCAGTATCTACACCATCAATATTTTGAATCTCTTTTTTGATATATGCAATTTCACCTTGAGTAATATAGTTAGTACTCTCTTCAGACATTTGTAGTTTTTTAGCTTCATCATCAGCTAAATCATATAAAGCCATTGCATCTGCTGCATACATTTCAGTACACATTAATTTAGTTCCTTTAGGTACCTTTACTTTTACTACCTTTGTATCAAATGGATCATCACTTAATTGGATTGTGATTTCTTGTTCTGTCATTATTTTTTTATTAAAGTGTTATTATAGATTATATATTACTTGTATTGAATTCAATTATTATACCTTAGAATATTTAATAGTTTAAGATTATACAATTACACCTGGGCCGGTAGTTGCACCAACTTGTGCAGAAGGTGATCCTGCGGTAGCAACAGTAATTCCAGGAACTACGGTAGCGGATTTTATATATGCAGTAATTGCAGGTCCAGCAACTGCAGCAAAGGCAGCTGCGCCAGCGGCTATAACTTGATCTTGAGTAACTTCTCTGGCTGGATCATCTCCGGTTGAAAAGGCTGTCATGGCTTGCATCCCAGCTACGAAAGCTGCGTCCATTGCAGAATTAATCACGGGTGGTACTAAAGGCATAGTTTAAAGTTTTAATTTATAGTTTATATATTTATAAAGATTTTACCTCTTTCTGGCTTAATAGTGAAGTTGTCATTGGAGATATAGGTGGACTTGTTGGAGCTCCTAAATTACCAACATGATTATGCCCATTAAAATATGCCATAAAAGAATCACCTAATACAATCTTTTCACTAGCACCTTGACCTAACTCAATAGATGATGCATGATTTATAATTGTATTTTCACAGTTAACAATAGCATCTGTACAATTTATTTCGGTATTAGCCCCACTGTTTATAGTAAATTGTGCCGAGTGAGTAAATGTTATATTTCCATCATTTAACATTACTATGGAATCTCCATTTGCATTTATTATTTCAACTGAATTATCAGGCTTTATATTTATTGTAGTTGGACCTTCCGTTGTGGTATAGTCCATCATCAAACCTTTTTCTTCGGTAAAGAAAACTTTAATGTGTTCGCCTTCTCTCTCGTTTGTTACTTCAGTGCTACCAGATTGTAGATCACCTGTTAACCCAAATGCAGTGTCATATATTAATACGTGTGAATTAGGATAGGCTGCTTCTATCTCCGCCTTGGTCTCATCAGAAGGGTATAGTGATTCATGGTATACTGGGGAATAATAATTACCATTATCAAAACTTACTCTTACTATAGTTCCTATCTTAGGTACAGAAAATGTACCGCTTCCTGTGTTACTTCCACCTGAAGATGATACGGATGGTCTTGCCCACGGTAAAGATTCAGTAGGCATAAGGTATGCGCTGGCAGGATCTTCAGGATCTTCTCTTTGATCCATTTTACCATAAACTCTAACACGACATCTACCTTCAAATAAATCATCTTCAGTGTTCTCAACTATTCCTATCCATTGAGTACCTTTAAGATTATCATCCTTTAAATCTTTAGTTGTTAATTTTCCCATTATTCAAAAATGTTTCCGCCATTAAAACCACCACCTGGCCCAGATGGTCCATTACTAAATATATTATCATTTCCACTTAAATCATCGCCACTCGCAGAAGGTATTTGTCCAGAAAATATATTATCATCTATAGTTTGATTTATACCTTGTGATACCTCTCCAGCTAAAGCTTGAACGGCAGCACCGTTTAGCGAGTTAATTAAACCTTGTGGATTATTAATTGCACCTACTATATCATTTCGTAAACCAAATACATTACCAAAAGCTAACCCTTGTGTAAATGAATTAATTGTTCTCTGTGCAAAATTAGCTGCACCTTTTACAAGGTTATCTTTAAATGCATCAAACTTACCTTCAACAATATCACCAAACTTCTGTTTATCTAACATTTTATTTTGGAGATTAGTTTTACCATCTATTGAAGTTGGTTGTAATTTTGCCTGATCTTTTATAGCTGAATCATAACCAGAAAACTGAGCCTCCATTTCACATCTCCCATAACTCCATTTCATAGATGAGGTTGCCCATGAGCTACTCCCATCATTTGCAACATTAGCAAATACTGCACCGCTCGCAGTAGGATCCCAGAGACATTCCTCAAACCTAAATGTAATAGTTGAAGTATTATTATTTACAATTTTAGTTGTATCATTTTCTGGTGAATTAGGATTACCTCCAGTAGTAGCCTTTTTAACAGAATGGAATTTTCTAATTTCTAATATGTCAACATAACAATTAAAATACCTTAAGTTAATAGGAATAATGTTTCTTCTATATTTTACATCATAACATGCAGCTTTATATAAATTAAATAAAGCAGACATCTTTAAATCAATAGCTTCCAATAATCCTATTGTGATTCCTTCGCCATCTGCAGATCCACCATAACCATCCGTCATAACCATGGTTTTATTATATGCTTCGGTTATTCCTTCAATAGTTTGAAAATAATAAGGCCTAGATATTTCTATTTCTCTAATGCCTTGAATGAATGCCTTTAAATAACCTGCTCTGGTAGTTTGTCCAATAGCCTCTAAATAACCAACGGCAGATTCTCCAGCTGGATGAGAGTTTGACGTATTATGTGCACCAGGTTCGGCTGTTACTGAATCGCTGCCACCTGGTCTAGGTTGCTGAGGAGCTCCAGTGGTAGCCCCAGCAAATAAAGGACTCATAATATCAAACCTAATATTAAATCCTAAATACGTAGGATCGTCTATAGCAGTAACACCATTACCTCCACCGATAGCACTAAATGATGGGGAGACAAAGGATTTTGCAAATTCATAAGAACTTGGAAACTGTCCTGTTAAATTACCTAGCTTATCAGCATTTAAGTAATTTTCAGGAACTCCTCTCGGATCCAACGGATTATATAACTCAAGTTTAGGCATATAAATTTTTTTTATTTATTCTTTATGTTGTAGGAGTAACTTCCCTCCTACGTAAATGCAATCTTTGTCTTAAACCTTGCCCACCAGGCTGTGGTCCTTTTGTCATAAAATATTCTATTCCCGTGATAACATAAAAACCAGAAAGATATTCATTAATAACACCGAATTCATTTGATGTATCACTCCCTGCATTATCAGGGGTATCCTTTCTTCTTTGTGTATCAGTTGGAGCATCCTCATCATTCTCGGTAGCGGTTAAAACACCTTTTACCATCTGTGCGGTTTCCATCATATGACAATATATTCTACTATACCTTAATATAGCAGGATTTACAGTATCTAATTCCACGACCATTCCTAACTTATTAATTTCTGCTAAGTTTTGGAAATTTTGAATAGATGCATAGTAATAATTTTCATGAACATTATCACCTTGTGTACCTAAGAATTTAAATTTAATTTGATCATTTCTTGGTCCTTCTACTTCACCTTCAGGTGTTACTCTACCTTTAGTGACTGGTACCATACCAGGTGTGTCATTAGTTAAAGGATCAACAAATTCACTTATAAATTCTTTTGCATTAAGATCCCAATATTGTGTATATCTTTTATATCCATTATTTTTACTAATCTTACCACTCTTATTTACTTGCTGATATTTTGATATGTATCTAGCAGTACCTTGAAAATCTAATTGATTACTTATCATATTTGGAAAATCTGGATTAGTTTCGCTATCATCACCACTTCCCATAGTATCCATTGCATTCTGTTGAAACATTTGGCTAGCTTCTAAATCATCTTCTTGTCCAAAAAATTTATTGGCATCAACAAAGGTTAAATAATAGTAAGGGTCAATGTAAGCAGTAAAAAAAGATTCATCATTTAAATATGAATTGGACGTTATGTCCTGTATAAATTTTTCAGAAGTATCATAAGGATTTGTCCATACTTGTTGATCTGCGGTATCTTCTACATTAGAAGCATACCCTAATTTTAATTCTTCTGCAATTGAAAGTAAAGAATTCCAACTAGTATTATCCTGGAATTGTACCTTCTCTGTAAACAAATTTGGTACATTCATTCTACCTTCAACCATTAATAATGATGATGTATTTGTTGCACCACCTCCACCTAAAGGTTTAATATCTTCAACGGTAAAATCAATTCTTATTGGCTTAAATGTTGTTTCGTCACCTTGTGATCTAATGTATAATTGAATTAAATCCCCATCCTTAGGAAAAAACCTAGCAGTAAACATACCATCCCTATCATAAAAAGAAAACCTACATGTTGGATAAAACCCGGTTGATTCTAATTCAAACATTTCTAGCCTATCACCCTGTACTTCATAATTATTAATTTTAATAAGTGGTATCATCGTAGAAAACTTTGAAGGTTTTTCTTTCATAGTTTCACCATCCGAGTTTTCTGAACCGCTTTCAACATCAGTCATTTCTAGCTCATCAAGTACAATGGTAGGTTCTACCACAGTTAATATATTTCTTTCTACTGCAGACATAATTAATTAGTTTGAGATTTCTTTAATGTACTTTTACTTTTTAGATTAGTTCCTAATTGAATCTTTCCACCAGTATATGTTTTTGCTTCTTGGCCAGGCTGTAGCATATTAGGAGGCATTGGCTGTTTGACGCCTGCTTCACTACTTTTCGCTTTTTCAATAAGTCTCTGCATTCTCCCTTGATCCTTTTCACTCTGTCTACCAGTATCTATGTATGCAGCTTGTGCAGTGTTAGGTGTTGTCGCAGGATTAGGTTTCTTATAAACTATATCCTTTCTTTTTAAATTTGGAATAACTAAAACATCACCTTCATTAACACTAAAAGGATTAAAGATATTATTTACTACACAGATAGCATCTATGAATTCTCCACTACCAAAATAAATTTCTGATATCTTATCTATTCTTCCTATCTGATCCATAGTAACATAATGTAATGCCCTAACACCAAGATCAGAATCATAAATAAATGATGGTGCAGTAAGGTCCCAATAACCTTCACCTGTTTTATCTAAAGTTAATTTATTTTTTAAAGTTAATGATTTTACGTTCATATTCAATAGTTATATTAAGAATCAATAAACATACTAACAGTGTTAGAAATATACTCGGCTGAATCACTAGTAGCTTGTTTATTTGGATTATTTTTAATGTTACTTATCTTATTGCTTTTTGCTGATCCGGCAGGTGCACCTTGTGTTGCTTGTGTATTTGTTTTCCCAGTCTTAACTGCTCCATAAGTTGCAACATCTAAACCTGCTAAATTTAAAATATCTTCTTCACCTTCTGCTGAAGCATAAATTCTACCACGGCCTGCATTAAACATATTTTCTATATCTCCTTTATCTCTAGGCTTACCGTGCTTAAGATCAATTTCAAATTTTACTTCCATTGGAAAATCATCATAACCTAAACCATGTCCTAATGTCATTGTTGAATTATCACAATACATATTACCCATTGTTACAATTGGATTTAATGGATTCCCCACAGTAACATGCCAATCACCAGTAGGCTCAGCACTAATTAAAGCTTTAGATGCCTGTGTACCGGAAACAGCACCAACATTATCACTTAAGAAACCACCTAACATATTACCTAATAATGTTTTACCAACTTTAAGTATTCCTTCAATTCCACTTTCAGCCGTTACATTACCGTCAGCCCCACCAAACACACTTTTAAATCCGGTTTCAACATCAGTAACTACACTTCCAATATATCCACTGAAGTCACCTTGTTTTAATTTATTAATATCTCCAAATTGACTAGCCACTGCACCAGCACTACCATAGTATCTTTGGCCGCCTCCGAAGAACTGTCCATTATTATAAGTCATAGTTAACATATTACTAATGATGTCAATCATTGCAATTTTAGGATTAACATAATTAAGAGATTTTAGTTCATATTCAAAATTAAGTTTTAAGTCATTTGAAAATTTCATACCACGATCTCTAATCTGAGTAGAATCAATAACATTAACAGGACCTATTACAAAGTTGGCATAAGTGGTTCCTAATTGGTCTCCAGTACTCATATTCTGTTTAGCAAACTTTTGCCTTGAACTGATACCTTTAAATGCATCAGCTGTTGCTCTACCAACACCACCCATCTTAGAATAAAACGGTTGAGAAGTATAACCACCATCACCGCTACTGATATCTTCCATTTCAGATTTAACTTCTTTATAATTTAACCCATAAGACATAGATAAAATTTCATCTAATTTATTACCTGCCTTTTCACCTAAGTAGGTAATAGCGGTAACACCTGCAGTTTGAGTAGCATCAACATTCTCAGCGGCTCTAGGAGTATCTGGATCCTTTCCTGCAATATCCATTTTTAAATCAAATATGTTATCATTTACTGGTGTTGGGAACCTTCTTAATGTTATTAAATGATTAACAGGAATTTGTTTGTAATATTTACAGTATAAAAAATCTTGTGCAGTATATCCAATTCTAGGATAATTAGTATTAAAATATTCTATAAGCTTAGCAATAGAAACATTCTTTGAATCGCTTCCACCCATTGTGGCATTATCAGCATTATCAAAAAAATCATTAAACGGTTTACCACCAGTTAATCCTCCATGCATACCTCTAAAATTAAATAATGCATACCTATTAAATATTGATCTAGGTATAACAGCTTTCATACCGAAAGCAACACCAAATTGATCAGGCACAGCACCGTTTGAATAAAATGATTTAGCAATAGCAGTTTCAACCCCATGAGCAAACCCAGTAGATTCTCCACCAAAAACACCTAGCCTAGTTGCAGTTGATGAGTTAGGATTAGGTGGTGTATTATCATTTACACTGCTATTTCCTGTTGTGTTTGTTGAATAAGGGCCTCCGAACATAGTTATAGTCTATTTTTAGTATATATTCAGCCTAAGCTGTTGAGATACTTATCGATGTCAATATCTCCGTTTTGGAATTTATCTACCCAGCCTTTTTTAAACCTAGCATTAAACTCTTGTGGGCTATCAGTAGAAAGAGAACCTTTAAAAAATGGCCTTGATGATATATCTCTTATTTCTTTTAGGTTTTTTGATATTATATAAAACTGAACTTTTTCAAACAAACCTTGTAAATCATTTTTAGTTTTTTTACACATGACAGATTCTACTATTACATATAACCGTTCTCTATCACTTTCATCAAACCTATCCTCTAATGATTTTACATTTTTAAAGTCTTCTTTTTTAATAGGCATTTTTCTAGCTCTATTATTAAACTCATATTTAAAATTCATATCAAAAAAATGAGACTTAAGATACTTCATATTATCATACATCTTAATAATACGAATTTGATATAAAGGATTAATAGGATCCCATTGGGTATCTACAATAAGACCTTTTACTGGCAATAAAACATTAGGCCTACTAAAAGATGATAGTAGGCAATACACAGTTTGTCCTTTGGTAAATATTCTATGGGCTTTCATTCAAACTCTATGACATTTTTAAATAGCTTAGCGCTACCATTTACATTAATGTCAGGTGAATGATATATGTTATATGTTATGTCGTTATTAGTCAAAGACTCTACATATGATTTTATCCCGGTAACAGTATGTTCATTTAAATTACCTAACACATAAAAAATAGATACAGCATTTCTATCAAATACCGTTTGTAACTGTTTCATTAAGTATGAAGATACAACGGCATCAGATGGTTCAAATTGATAAAAATCATTTTTCGTTAATTTATTAAAAATGTCCATATAATTGATACACTCAATATTTCTTGGTACATTTCCTAAAAACGATTTTACTTTTACTGCGTCTTTTGAATATATGAAATTAAATTCTATGTTTGTTTCCATTCAGATAATAAATCGATCTCAGCTTGGAGTTCTTTTATTTTACTTTCTATTTCTTTTTTGTTAGGTTCATAATGAGTTCCCCACTCGGTGCCAATTTTTAAAACTTGTTTTTCAAATTTATTACCGCAATCTAAACCTAAGTCATCAGTAAGTTCATAAAAGAATCTCATAATATATTCAAACTTATTCCTATGTTCTTCATTAGATTCAAATACATCGGTTGAGGTCCACTGTTCTTTACCACCACCATGATTATCATTAATCACTCTTTTTATTACTCCATTTCTGGCAGGTTCTAAAACAATTTTAATCATTTAATCTTTTATTTAAAGATTCTCTGGCTTCTTTCATTAGCTTCCTAGCAATCTTTTTATCAGTATGCCAAGTTTTTTTATCTTTAACAGATAGGATAGCATTAGCTTCTCTTAGCATTTCAATCTCACTTTCATTATATCCTATTTCTTTCCATGCTACTATCTTTTGACTTTCCATACTTTCTAAAAGTTCTGATATTCTTTTATCTTGCGCGTCTACTGTAGCTGCATGCAACTCTTTCCCTCGTTTAATATTTTCTCGAGTAACTTCCATCCACTCATGAAAAGGTAATTTACTTTTTGCTTTAAGAAGTCCTTGATACTTCATTGCTAATCTTCTCTGTCTTCTGTTTGGTGCCTGTGTCATATGATTGATTTTATTATATATTATAGCTTAAATTGCTTAGTCAATTTTATACCTGGTTTTAATTAGCTCAGTGATACTATCAAAAAGACTATCTAAGATTAAGTCATCTGATATTTGATTTTTAATAAAAGATTCTAATTCATCATTAACTTCATCTAAATCAAATGATGAACTAATAATTTCATATATAGCCTTTTTAGGAACTTCTATCGGAAAGGTAAGATTAAGCTTTATCTTATCATTCTTTTTCTGTTTGTCAAATAGAGTTCTTATTGGAGACGATGGTATTTCTTGTATTGGTATTTTTTCTTTATAAATATCGGCTGCTTTTTTTAAAGCAGGTGAAGGTGGTTTAAAATCTAAAGGGTCACCATCCACAGGTTCTAAAAATTCATTAAGTAAGTTTGTTGCTATTCTACCTCCGCTATTAAAAATAGTCCATTCACCTTCAGTAGACTTAATAGTTTCAACTGAACCAAACTTATCACCTTTAATCCATTGTAAGATTACTTCTTCTGTATTTTCCATACTTGTATCACTTTATAATTATTATACTCAGAAAAAGAAAATTGTTTAATTAAGGGGACGCATCTGCTCCTTCAATAAGCTTCCATGTACATCCTAGATCATTACTACAAGGATTGTCATCATTTGAGACTGAATCCGTAGCAACCGCTATTATTAAGCGATCGTCAAATCGGTCTAGATTAACACCACTTATTGTAAGAATACTATTCATACATACTTGAGCTCGACCGGTCCCGCTATTAAGGTTAGAGACAGTCATAGTAAGTGAGTTGGCTACATTAGAAATCAATTCATATTCACCAGTTCCATTCAATGGCTCATTTGAACACTTCCATCTATATAGAGCAACCACTATTCTTCCAGTTACAGGAACCGAGAATGAGTTAACCGAGCTTTCTGCTGTCCATGTAGCCCTATATGTAAAACTATCTCCGTCAGTATAACTATTGTTAAGTATTATACCAGATGTAGCTAACCAAAATAAATCTGCTGAGCCGGAACCTCCTACTATGGTTGCACCAGTACCGGGCGCTAGACCAGTCCAATTAGACGAAGCCCACCCAAGACCTTGGTTTGATGTGGCACTAACATCGCCAGTGTTATTTATCAAGAAAGTAGAGTTTAATAAATCACCTCCTATGTATCTAGGTAATCCTCCAGCTATAGCCATTGAACCTTCTGCGACAACAATACTAGAATTTCCACCGGCTCCACTAACACCTTGTATACCTTGGGCACCTGTACCAAGCAAACCTTGCAAACCTTGGGTACCTTGAGCTCCTGTCGTAGGTGCAGGGTATATACAATATGTATAGGTGTTAATTGAAGGTCCACTAGCAGCTGCTATAGTATAATTTCCAGTTTGGAATGTAACACCTAAAGCATCATATCCAACATTAGCTGTAATACTGTTTACTGTATATAATGCGTCTATACCATTAAGAGATACCCTAAGTGAAATAGTATCACCCACACTAAGGGTAACTGGATGGTTAATATCAGTACCTATATAAATTATAGTAACACTACTTGTGGTACCAGAAGAATTCAATGCAATCTGATCCGCTTGTGGGGAAGACAAAGTATTAGTTACGCCGTCCCAACCAACTGTATTTCCAGGTATACAACCGGAACCTATTCCACCTCCACCTTTAGGACCGATGGTTCCTTGTACACCTATAACTCCTTGTAAACCAGTAGTTCCTTGTACACCTTGCGGTTGAATACAATAAACAGTATCAGTTGATGAAGAGAATGTTTGACCAGAACCACCAATATAAGATACGCCCATTACTTGACCGACTACAACATTATTAACCAGATATGTATCAGATTCACCATCACTCTGTGATAGCGATATTCTATCTCCCGCAATCGCAGTACCTAATGTACTTGATGATGTGGAGCTTACAAACACTTGAGTAACAGCAGTGGCATTTGAATTATTTATAGCAAAGGTTCCAGCATTTGTTGAATTAGTTATAAGTACCTCAGCACCTGGTATTATTTCACAGCCTGTATTTAGCGGTGTTGTTCCTATAGTTCCTTGTGAACCGGTATTTCCTACAGTTCCTTGTAAGCCTTGGGTTCCTTGAGTACCGGTACCTATGATACCTTGTAAACCTTGAGTTCCTTGCGTACCATCAGTTCCTTGTAAACCTTGTAAACCTTGAGTTCCTTGTAAACCTTGGGTTCCTTGAGTTCCATCAATTCCTTGTGTCCCATCAGTTCCTTGTAAACCTTGCAAACCTTGAGTTCCTTGTAAACCATCAGTTCCTTGTAAACCTTGTAAACCTTGAGTTCCTTGTAAACCTTGAGTTCCTTGGCTACCTAAACCAGAAATACCTTGTAAACCTTGGGTACCTTGTGCGCCAGGATCTCCGTTACCAACAAGTTTTGTTAATGTTAAACTAGCATTTGAAATTGTAAAGGTATTAGCAGATGTGATGGCATTCATTATGATGCCAACAGTATCACCACCATTAAGATCTAAAATATCAACCATTGATATATTAGTACTACCATCTATATTTGTTATTACCTGAGTTTCTCCTGAAACTCCATAAGGACCTCCATTAAGTAGCACCTCGGTTGCAACATCATCAACAGCACCGGTTAAAAATCCAGTTATTGAAACATTTAATGCATATTCGCCAGCTTCAGCGGCATCTATTTGTAATGTCCCAGTCGGGTTTGGGCCACCTCCACCTATATTGAGATATCCCATTTGATTCCTTTCACCTGAATTAAAAGGTATACCTCGATCAAATCCAGACGCAGCAGTATCAATTCCTATAGAAGAAGAATCATTTGTAGTTAGTATTAACGAACCGTATGCAACGGATCCACTTATAGAACCTGATAAACCTTGAGTTCCTTGAGAACCTGAACCTTGTACACCTTGTAAACCTTGTGTTCCTTGAGAACCTGAACCTTGTAAACCTTGTAAACCTTGTGTTCCTTGTAAACCTTGTGTTCCATCAGTTCCTTGTAAACCTTGAGTTCCTTGTAAACCATCAGTTCCTTGTAAACCTTGTAAACCTTGAGTTCCTTGTAAACCTTGAGTTCCTTGTAAACCATCAATTCCTTGTAAACCTTGAGTTCCTTGTAAACCTTGAGTTCCTTGGGTTCCTTGTACACCTATAACTCCTTGTAAACCAGTAGTTCCTTGTACACCTTGCGGTCCTTGCGGTCCTGCAGGCCCTTGGTCACCAGTTACAACAAATGATAATAAAACATCCTCATCCATTGTAAACGGTGCAACTTCAGTATATGCAACAGGTACAACTTCTAATTCCCACCATGTACCTCCAGTAGAAGGCCTGTCATATACTTCAGTTATTTGCCAAAGTATAAATTCATTAGCATCAGATTGAGCTGTAATTCTAACATGACCTTTAATTGGATTTGTAGAAGTTGCTATTGTTTGTAAAAATGTTGATATGTTATTCCCGGTAACACCAAAGTCATTAATTGACATTATAGTAGATACATTTTGGTTTACATTATTTACTGCAACATAACTAAATCCTGGATCATCTACAACGGTGGTTATATTAAATTGATAATCAAAAGATGCACCACCAAAACCACCAGCATCACCTTTAGTTCCTTGTATTCCTGTAAAACCTTGTAAACCGGTTCCACCGATTGTTCCTTGGGACCCTGCACCTTGTGCACCTTGTGATCCGGTAGGACCTACTATTGTTGAAGCTTCACCTTGGACACCTTGTGTACCTTGTAATCCAAAGCCATCATTTCCTTGTACTCCTTGGATTCCTTGAGTTCCTAATATACCTTGAGCACCAACAGTTCCTTGTAAACCAAAACCATCATTACCTTGTAAACCTTGTAGTCCTTGGCTACCGGTTATACCTTGAGCACCAAGTAAACCAGCAGCAGCTGCTGTTACATTTACCCAATTCTGACCATCATATTGTAAAAACTCAGATGAACTAGCAGAAGATGCATTAACATTACCTAAGCTATTTATATCAGTATTATTATTATTAAGTGTTGCTAAATCAATTAAAGACGAATCAAAATTATAAACAACAGATTGATTAGGTATATTTGTAGCAACAGCTAAAGGTTCACCTAATGTTGTATATGTATTAGATGCGTTAAGTCCTTTGAATGTTAAAGTAGTACCACTCATTCCACCAAATATATTCTGGACACCTGTGCCTATACCTATATTTAGCCCTTGGTTTATTTCACCACCGGCAGAAGAGTTAATTAATTTAATTGCATTAACAGTACTGTCATATTGTAATTGAACGCCGTCACCTGCAATTAATCTAAATGTATCATTTGCGATCGAAGAATTTAATTCAAAATCATTAGCAGAACCTAATGAAGGCGTAACTCCTGTATAATTAACAACTATTTTACCATACCCATTAGCTGAACCTACAGTTACATCACCAGTTCCAATACCACCAATAATATCCCATTCATCTGTTACAAATGTACCTTGTGTGGTTCGTGTATTTGCTCTCCACCAAACTAATGTCTCTGATACTACACTAGTGGAGCCACTAGGTTCTATTACTTCTACAGGGTGATACACAATATGACCAGTGTCGTATGTTCTATTATCTACCCACGGGTTTGCTACTGCCTTAAAATTTTCATCTACCTCACCATTAAAAAGTTCCCTTTTAACTTCATTTCTATAGAGGATATATTCTTTTAGATTGAATGCCATTTAACCTATTCTTTTTTTATTTATTCAGGAGGTTCAGGAATAATATTAACATCATCATAAGGAAATTCTGCAACATCATCCTTTTCTGTAAATGCTATTCTTAATTGATTTAAATACCAAGTTCCTTCTGACCAGCCTGGCTCTGCATAACATGGTGAATAAATGCCTGTTGTATATATTCTGTTGATCTCATTCCAAAATGCTTGGTAATCTTCCACCGCTTTGTTTATAAAACCTACTTGCCTATTTGTTAGTACCTCTCTTTGTTTATTTCGTTGTATATCAAAGGAAGAACCTGAGGTAAGTTTAAAAATACCTGATACATCTTCACATCTGTATTCTGTTGTAAAGCCGTATAAATCACTAGCTCCTATAAACACTTCTATGGATACTAAGTCTCCAACGAAACATGGATCAAAAGGTACATAATTATTTTGGTAAAATAATTCAATTTCTTTAATGCTTTTAAAATCAGTGTATGTTGATTTATTATCAGCTATATCAAAAAATCTCATGCGAATTTTTGACACTGCTATTTTATACTTTTTTAAGTAAACAAAAAAGTCTAAAGAAAGTTTAAATGTTAATGCTTCAACGACCAAGAGGCTATACTATTTTTTGTATATATTCAGCTCTTTATTGTGTGGTAGTCATTTACTAGGTTAGAAATTTTACCGTGAGTAACATTACATTCATTAAAAATTTCAAGGTGAGCAGTATCTCTATAATCTTGAATCCAATAAACATGTTTAAATCCTGCATTAACCAGAATCTTAGTACACATTTTACACGGTGATAAGGTTAAGAGTATTATATAATTTTGTGGATCATATTCCTGAAACTTAGCAATCATATTTACTTCAGCATGAATAAATCCACTTTGTCCTGGTGTCAAAGAATCTTCTTCAGTTCCAGTATCATTATTAATTTCAGCTCCACTATAAGAGCCATTATACCCAAAGCTTGCTATTTTACTAAAGTCTTTTTTTAAGGCCATGCAACCAACCTTAGTAGTAGAAGAATTTGAAAGATCTCTAATACTTAATAAAATATTAGTGAATGCTTTTAACTTTATTTGAAGTCGCTGAAGTTTGGGATCCATTTTTGTTTAATTAAAGTAGCCTTCATTTTTACCTCAGGTAAATCTTTATTAAGACTGTTTGCAATTCTTATGTTTTCTTTATCGTCATCAAAGAATTTAAAATTCCTAAATCCCATTTGAACAAATTTCATAAATGCGTCCTTTTTCTTCTGTGCAGTAGAACCCGTGAATCCTAAATTAGGATCATTAATTGCAAATATAAAATCAGGGTTAACATCTACACCGTTATGCATTAGAAAATCATAGATAAGCTTTGAGTCATCTCTCGCGGTGATAATTCCAACAGCAGTACCTTTTGCGATTGTTCTTTTAAGTATATTAAAAACCCAATCAATTATTTTACCGGCTTTAAGAATTTCTAAATCTCTAAAATCATTAAAATCAAACTCATCATGAGGCTTGGTTTTAAATGTATTAAATTCTTGTGGCGTAAGATCTATCTCATACCCTGTCTTTGGATTAAAAACTTTAATTTTACTTTTGGTTACAATCAAAGTATCATCAACGTCAAAGACAGTTATGTCTTTCCCCCATTTTCTATACTTTTCAAATAATTCCATACAATATATATTAGTTAATTTCTGTTGATTCACCACAGGTGAGATATGGAATGGATACATTAACAATTTCTTCCATTCTCATATATGTGTTTCACTACTGGGAACCTTAATGAATATCCACCATTTTGGTTTTGGCTTTCTTCAAAATATTGAACAGTTACAGTTTTACCTAGAAGTTCATTATGATTGTTAAGGTAATGTTCTCTCTGTTCTTTAGAGAACCCAGATCCTACACTTACACGGTTACCTTTATGTTCAATAATAATATTACTTAAACCTTCTTTTTCAACTTGTTTTCCATTTTCTGTCCATCTCATTGTACCGTTCATACATTCTAGGATTGTATATTCAGCATCATGGAATTTTTTAACCTTTAAAAGATTATGGCTTCTTTTACCTTCATAGCCAATATTCTTTCTAACCATGATTCCTTCAAACCC